ATCAGGAGCGGTAAGCGTTACCTTGCCAGCCACAACGGTTGTCTCTCCGCCGTCCATTGTGGCTCTGAGTGTAAGCGTTCCGTTCCGTCCGCTCCAAACCTGATCCGCCTGCGGTACCGCCGATACCAGTTGAGTATATCTTGACACACCCTGTGGGGACGCGCTGACCGTAAACTTACGGTTGCCATCCCAGCTCGCGCTCAACTGGGTGGCCTTGCTAAAAGTTATTGACGGGCTTCCTGTCGTTGGTGTACCCCGTTTCCACAGTTTGAGTGTATTCCCGTCAACTTCCGCTTTTGTAATCATTCCGTTAAAATCGTTAAAGCCAAGTGAAAGCGTTGATCCTGGGGTGGAACCGTTTATTTGAATACCTGAAGAGCTTAGCAGTTGAAGATTGCCGCCGGAAACAAGCGCGCCATGTGTAAACATTGCAATGCCGTTTTGAACAGACATTACACCATTTAGTGTCGTTGTTCCGGACATTCTGATTCTATCTGCATTTATCAAAGCCTCGCTTGAACCATTCTCGTTGATCCTGGCAATGATCTCAGCCTTGCTCGTCCGTTTCTCGGCATACAACGCAGCTGAACTGCTTGTCGCTGCCAGACCCGCCTGCATCCGTTTGTATGCGTCCCGTACATACAGATTAGCAGTGCTTGATGTGAGATACAGTCCTGCTTTCAGCTGAGTATACGCCTCGTCTACATACAGATGTGCAGTGCTTGCAGTGAGCTCAAGACCTGCCTTCAGCCTTTTGTATATGTCCTCTGCGTATATGTGCTGATACGTACTGTTTCTCAGTCCGGCTCCACCACTGCGGAACTTACGCTGACTTACCCTTGAAATCGGATCCCGTTTCTCACTCCCTTCAGACGTGATTGTGATCTGTTGACCTTTCTTCCACGTCATCCGTGACGAGTTTACGGGAGCCTTATAACTGTTGCCTTCACGGGTAATGGTAACCATGTCGCCGGCTTCCATGCTCCAGTCCGCAAACGTGTCTGCGGAAAGCGGATGATATTCCGGCGTTGCGTTCACCTGATCATAAATAGGCTTCAGTGACGCACCTGTTGTCGCCATTAACTCACCCCCCTTAGTATCGGATTATCCTGTATAAGGTATCCTTCACTTCCGGTACCGTATGTCTTATCGTTTCCGGACTGAGTGTCACGGTTATACAGTTTCGTAACCTTTTTCGTCTGGTACCAGCACGGATTAAATTCGCTGTATCCGGTTGCCTCGTACGATTGATCCGTATTCCGGAACCATACAAACTCAAGCTTTCCGTCCCTGTTGAACTTTACATTACTGCCGGCAGCTTCAGCAATCCAGTGCAGGACTTCCCGCATTGTGGCGTTCTGGAAATCTTCCGGCTCCATTGTGATCTTTGCAGTACTGTTTATAAATTTCGATGACTTGTACTCAACGTTCAGATAATTGCACATCTTTACAAACAGGTTGCTGATCGTTGTCGGGTACGTCACGCCGAGCGTTGCAGCTGAAGGCATGTCCTTATCAAACTTCTGCATGTAATCATAGCATGTCATATTGATCCGGAGCGTGTCCGGTGCTTTCGGACGTTCAGCAGTAAAGTACCCAAGCGGGACAAACTCGTAGATCTTCCTGTCACCATTCCTGTATATCATGAGCCGTCGTGTTGACTTATTATACACAAACCCACGACCGACCCACGACTTTACCTTGTTCGTCATGAATGCCGTAAGTTTCTTTCCGGAAGTAATATTCTGTCCGTTTGCGTCATTATATACTGCGAACCTTCCATCGTCGCTGAAGCACCACACTTCACCGTTATACGCAAGTATGCTCTTTACTGCGAAACTCGGCTGGACCGCAACCGGAGCGTCATTACGCACAACAAAAGGATATCCGCTGTTGCCAACGTACGTTGCGTATGTCGTGATAATCATCACGTTTCCACGGGCACTGTATGTGTCTTCCTGAAGCAATACGCCGAGCGTCGCCAGGAAGTCGCCAAACGTGTATCCGTTCAGCAGACGCTTGTCATTGAAAATGCTGAAGTCGATCTCATTGCTCGGAGTCTGCCCGATTGCGATATCCTGCTCACCATTGAAGTTGTCATGGAATTCAATGCCGGTATCTACGCTGATATCATCGTCTGTAAAAACGCAGTCGGGGAATATCAGCAATGCTTTCTGGTCATTGCCATTCCGTACCGCCTCGTGGAATGCGTCACTGCACGGATACATACCGCTCCTCCTTAATACTCAATGAATTTCAGCTTCAGATCAAATACGGCGATATCCGGTCTTTCCGGAAGATAGTAATGATTCTTTCCTGTCCGGTCACCAACGTAATAATCGCCGGTATACTTCTCTGAAAAATCCCGTGGATCCGGGGCGGTCAGCTTAAACTTCGGACTTTTGCATGCCTTCAGGATCCTCTCAAGCATTTCCCACTCAATGGCATTCCACTTGAACTCATAGTTGATCTTCGTAGCTACGTATGCCCGATGCAGGAGACCTGTTGCGTCACGACTGCCAGATGTGTCGAGGTCGCCAACCTGGTACGTCCACTCGGACGGGTCGGGGATATTTACACCCCCGACCCTGAGTCCAAGTGCATAATTGTAATGGAACAACATTGTGCTTCTCCTCCTTCACATTATCAACCGCCGTCACCGAACGCTCTTGCCGCGGCTTCCGCAGCTCTGCGACCAACCATTCCGAGATCAGACGTGGGAGATATGTTCACGCTCCACTCCTTATTGAGCAGTTTTGTCAGCTGCATAACCACGGACCGGAGTTCGGACACGACATCAGCGTTACCTTTCTGCACACCGGACGCAACGTTATCAGATTCCTGCTGGTTGTTTTTCCGCTCGGTATAAATAACCTCGGTGGGTTCGTTTACGGGTGTGTTATGCGACCAGTTCACATCGGATACAACCATGCCGGCAGCACGGGTGGGCATATTGCGAGGATCCCATTGTGAAGGAACCATGCCACGATTAAAGCCTTCGCTATCGAGATTGTAGTCAAGTTCTTTCAGGACCTGGTTATACATATCCTCTCCGAACCTGTCTATAATCTGTTGTTTTTCATAATCGCTCATTGCGGCGTCTTCCATTGCGGAATTAATAGCGTTTACGACTTTATCGTGAGCTTCCGTTGCGTCAACGACTGGGTCAATTGTAATTGGGATCTCGTTTCCTTCATCGTCCAGATCGATCCACTCTTCAACTGTTGGCAGACTGCTGAAATCAATCTCTGGTTTAACGGATACGGTCTGCTCTTCTGTTTCAGGGATTTCATACTTCGGGAGCCAATCAAACGGATCAGCGTCTTTGATATCGAATTTTGTTCCTTCCACCCCGTCTTTAATTTCTCCGCCAAAGTATTCAAGGTAATGATCAACATACGGTTTAACTTCTTCTTCATTTAAACCAAATGCGTCCATAATAAGTTTTGTGGCGTCCTCTGTATTGCCAAATATGTCGGCAATATTCATATAAAGATTTTGTTTGGACGCATCAGACAAAAGATCCCAAAGAGAAATGCCAAGGGACTCAGTTGCGGTTGTTATCATCCCTGTCGGATCAAACGTTTTGTTGTAACCAAGGATAGTTGTGAGCCAGTTCTGGAGAAATTCGCTACCCTTTCCGCTTTCAGACGCATGTTTCAATCCTTCATTAAATGCAGAATCGACCCAATACCATAGCCTATCAACCTTTGGTGCTGTTTCTTTAAGGACAGTTTCATCAATATCCTGACCATATGCTGCACGAAGAAGATTTCCCCAGTATTCTTTCATTATCGCAATGGACGGAGCGAGTTTTTCTTCGACGGCTTTTTTATATCCTTCAGGCGTTTTGAGTTGTTCAATCTGAGCAAGAAGGTCTTTTGCGTCTTTTTCATAATCATCTGCAATTTCTTTCTTACCCTGTCTCCTTGCGTCATTTGCTGCAGCCTGTGTTTTTGCAGCCAGGTCTGTCATGTTTTCAATGTCTCTCTGAACAAGACCTTCTGCCTCAGTAGTCCACTGATCAATCAATTCTTTCTCACGCTGAATTTCAGCAAGTGCCGTATCACGGTCTTCGATGTTCTTAACCGAGCTAAGACCGCTCAGAAGATCCGTCCGTTGCTTGTATTCTCTCTTTAGCCTGTCTGCTTCATCGAGAATATTCATTTGTCTCTTCATGAGTGCAAGGGCTGCTTCTTGTTCGGACTCAGTAAGACCTTCCTTTTCGCCTTTTGCAATGTACCCGGCGAGTTCTTTACCTATTCCGGTAAAGTAGTCCTGAACATCCTGGGCTGCCTTATGTGCGGTTTCCTTGAGTGTCGTATTGATTTCATTTCCTTCGGAATCCGTAAATGTAAATTCACTCAGCGTGAAATCAAGTGTATTAAGATTCGTGTTAATGAGATTGTTTAAAGCAGTAATAGCACTTTGAGCGTCCGTAGCAGCCTGAAGGATCGCCTGAATTTTATCTCCTTCCGGAACATCCGCATCAATCGTAATTGTTGCTTTATTGAGAGATTCGCTAAATTTGGTAATTTCCTCGTTCAGTTTATTCCTTGCCAGGTCTTCATTCTGAATCATCTGATCAATCATGTTGATCTGTCCGACAACGTCAAACGTAAATTGTTTCTTTACGAATGCCTCAATTTCATCGGCAGTCCTATGAAGATTTCCCCATTTTGAAATATCAGCTGCGTCTTTCTGCCCTTCAATCCATCCATAGATTGTTCCAACTACGCCGATTCCAATGCCAATTACAACACCCATCGCGCCACCGGCAGGGCCTGCAATGGCGTTCCCGATCAGCCATCCGCCAAGAGCAGATGCAAGCGTACCGCCAATGGAAGCAAGAATATCTCCGGTATCAAAGAATCCTTTCTTTCCTGCTTCAAATCCGCCACCGTACGCAAGCTCAAATCCAATTTTAATACTTTCAAGTCCTGCGATAATTCCGCCGAGTTTTCCGAGAATTCCTTTGAATGCCTTGCTGAATTTCCATCCGAGCAAGATGGCACCTGCCGTTTTAAGCAGCTCCGGAATTCCACCAAGATGATCGTCAATGAATGCAACAACTTCCCTAACTCTATCGCTAAATTCGCCGACTTCCTCAAACATATTTTTATATTCTTCGGCTGTTTTTCCTGTACCGCCACTGCCACTACCAGAATTCTTGCTCTGGATAATGTTCAGTTCATCCCAGTCAGCAAGCAGATCTTTCATTGCCTTGCTGGCCCCTTTGGCGTTTTTCTTTTGCTTTTCAAACGCTTCCGCAGTTTCCGGCAAAGCTCTTGTCCATGTTTTCTGTCCGTTCAGCAACGCAAAGAACTGATTCAGATAATTAATTCCGGTAATGATCCAGTTTACAACAATCTGAAGATATGGGATTAGAGCCTGAATCGCCGGGGCAACCGCTGCACCGATACTGTTCTTCATCTGCTGAAGAGCGGTAGCCGCATCATCCATTGCAGAAGCAAATGTACCACCGATTGCTTTACTATACTGATATACGTTCTGCACGCCTTCCGTAAAACCGGAAGTAATATGTTTAATGACAGAACGAAGCATCCTGTACTTGGCAATCTGCTTAAGTCTTGAAATCATGCTGGAAATTGTCGGGAACAATCCTTTCATTCCGTTTTTGAAATCGTTCCAAGCTCCTCTCATGCCTGATGTGGATGCAGTCAATTGCTCGACTTCTTCTCTAAGTCTCTGTATTTGTGCGATTGTATTTGCAATCTGATCGCCGGTCATTTTCCCGGACGATACACCTTCATATAGCTTGTCCGTAAGGGAACTGATTTTCATATTAAGCAGATCAATTTCGCTGCCTTTTTCAACAAGGTTGTTTACCCACTCAATGTTCTCTTTTGCAGAATCAGCAATAGTAGTATTCCCTGTTGAATTGTTCCATTGACGCGCAAATTCAATCGCCGGATCGAACCCAGCAGTATCACCTGCTGACGTTCGCAGTTCTTCCATGCTTTGTGCAAAGTCTCTTGTTGCCGCGGCAGCTTCTGACATTTCCTCTGCTGATTCGGAAACGGTTCCTTCGCCGATAATAAAATCCGGTTTCCACTGTTCGCCAAGATCACGCCATTCACTCAACATATTTTCAGGACTGACTCCGCCGTCGCCAAGGAGCAACGGTGCCTGTCCCGCAGGCAAATGGAAACTCTGCATGCTTTGCGGAACGGACTGCCCACCCATAATCCAGTCAGGAGACCACTTTGCTCTCATCTCTTTAGCAGCTTCAGACGCAAAGAACACCCAGTTCTGTTTCCACTGTTCGCCAGCGTCCCGCCATACAGACAGGAAGGTTTGCGGTTCACTTCCGTCACCAAGCAACAGTTGCCCTGGAGTACGTCCATCTCCGAGTAGCAGCGGAGATTCTCCGGATGTAAGCTTCAAACTCTCCTTCTTGAACCATCCGAGTTCGTATGAAAGTTTTGAGAACGACTGGTACATCTCCTCGAACGGATTAGCAGAAATGCTCGTAACAACATTCCCGACTTCCTGAAGCTCAACTTTAAGCTCCCTTGCGGCATCAGTTGTGCTATGAATAGTTTCCTCAAGTTTTACAAAGTCAGACGATGCGGATTCAATCGAATGAGAAATAGCGTTTACATCCATCCCAAGATCATCGTTCGGACGTTTGAATCCGTGCATCTGAAGATTTAACGGAAGAAGCGTTGACCTTTTATAATTATCAACGTTACTTTTCGCTTTATCAATTTGTGAAGATACACCTGTAATCCCGGAAAACATATTCACGCCAATGGAAGACTTGAGTTTATCACAAGCCTTTGCGTACTCTGCAAGAGCTTTACCTAAAGCGGAAATGCTATTCGCTTTTGACGTTGTATTAGACGGGATTGCTTCAATGCCTGAAGATATAATTTTAAGAGAATTTGAAATCTGTGATACTTTACCAGAACTTGGCCAATCTTTTTCAAATGCGTCACGAAGACTGTTCATCTGTGTACCGATGCTACCGACCTTAAAACCGTCCCCAATGGCCGCCTTTAGGTCTGCAATCGGCTGAACATTGAACTTAATACTCTCTGCGTCTTTAAATGCTTTCTTATACTCGGCAATAGAATTCAAAAATGTGCCGGTATTTTTCAGTGCAGTATGCTGACCAGCTATAGCATTCCCAAACGCCTTAAGAGACTTGGACATATTGCCAAGCTTAAGACCGTTTCCAAGTGCTTCCTGGGCACGAGAAAGTGCGTCAGCAAAGTTGTCAAGACCAGTCGCCGCCTCCTGTGAATTATCTCTAATTGTTAATTGCAGTACACCGACTTCAGACATAGTCTTTTCCTCCTTGCTGACGCACCCGTATTCTTACTGCCCAGATCCTTCATGCTTTTCACGTTCAAGGCGTTTCTCAACGTTTTCATTAAACTGAGAGATCATCGCCTGGAACAATGCCATCGCCATCTTGGACTGGTCTTCTTCTTTTTTACGACGTTCTTCCTCGTTCCTGAGTTTCTCTTGTTCCTTCTTCTTTTCCTCTTCCTGTACGAGGAACGGCTTATCCGGATATGGATGCCTTTCAGCACCCTTCGGTACAAATCCGTTTACAAGCAGAGGAACAGCACCCAGAGCAGCCATGATATACTGTCCCATATACCAATTGTTTACGTCCTGCATCTGTTGCTGAGTTTCGACCCTGATCCGGTAAGCCTCACGAAACGCTTTTTTCGTTCCATATTCGCCGTCCCAGTACAGGTCGTACGGCATTCCGATAGCTAAGTAATGAGGAAGAAACTCGTCGAATATATCTCCATACGGGGTACTCGTCCGCGGCTGTGGGTCCTCGCTTACTCCGCTTCCCACGTAGGGTCCCCGTTGTCTTCCGGTTCAGCCATCAGTTCCTGGAAGGGCTGCATATACAGCTGTACGAGCAGAGACAGAAGCTCGTCCTTCTTCTTCTGGAAATTCCAGATCTTCCTTGCACGTTCCGGGGTCATGCCTTTGCAGTTCATCTGGAAGGCACCCAGGAACAGGTCATCGATACATGAGTTCGGATAATCAAGATCAACCTTGAATCCCCGGCGCTCCATGGTCTTTACCACACGGGCGTTAAACTGGAGCTTGTACTTGTTGCCGTATTCATCGCTTACCGTCACAGAAGTGACTTTCTTTTCCTCGCCTGTATCAACAGTCTTCTTTACTTCATTCGCAGCCATTGGCTTGCCTCCGTTTCTTGCCCTTTGGGCAGTTTAATTATTTGTAATATCGGGGCGGGGAGAGTGGATCTCCCCCCGCTCCATAATTACCGTGATTAGGTGGACGAGAACACGACAACCGTACTGGGAGTAGCATTGATTGTCATGCCAACACCTTCATTGACGCCACCGCCGGAAACGCCAGGAGAGATTTCACCGGTCCATGAGAACTTACCGTTGTGACCATCGGGAACCTCATTGCCGGGAGTGCCGGATGCACCGAACCATACGGCGTACTCGTTCTGCTGTCCCTTAAGGGCAACAATCTTGGCGTAGTTCGCAGGAGTGTAGTTCGCACCGAACTGGAATTCGGAAGTATCGCCGATACCCTGGATATAAACCCTCATGTAGTCAGACAGTGAGGTAATATCGATCCGGTCGTTCGGGGGGATCAGGTCAGGGAAAGACGTGATGTCAATGACCTTGGCAAAGGTACCGGACGTGGTCGAACGATACATCAGGTAAGTTTGATACGTGGAAATACCTTTCACTTCAGCGGGCATAATATTTGTCTCCTTTCAAAAAGATTTTGACGAAAAACGCATAATGCGTGGACATAATCCAAACCCGCAATTATGCGTCTTCTGTGTTATTCAGTTCTGTTGCCATTAAGTCCTGTACAGGTTCCCTTCCTGATCAACAATGGCTTCGTATCTGGCAACATACCGCACAACCTGTGGATTGTCAAGAGTCGGAAGATACTGACCGCTCATACGGTTGAAATTCATTGATATCATTTCACCATCAGCTGCGTTCAGGATCTTTTTAGCCGTCTTTTTCGTGCCTGCAAAGACTTCAAGCTGGTAAGTAATCATAGCAAAGTTTTCAACAGGAGTTGAACTCTGCCGTGATCGAACCGTTGAATTGTCCATTTCGTACAGTACGCAGGCTGGAAGCTTCGGTTTGACAGGCAGAGGTTTACTCAAGCAATATCCTTCTGCACATAAGGAAGCAACCTTGTCATAAACTCTTGTGAAGACTTTCGTCTCAAAGTCGATCATGCCGTTCACTCCTTACGGGATATACTGTGCAATAATCCGTCCGCCTTCACTCTCAGCGATTGCTTCAAGCTCACGCAACGTTGTGTACATAAATGGTCTTGCAGGCATACCTTTCGTCCATGCAAGCAATGGGCCTCCGTCCTTTGGCTTATACCAGCCTTTTTCGGACGGATACCACCATCCACTTTCGCCGTGACTTTTCTTGTCGTACTCGATTCCGAGTTCTCCACTTGCAGGGTGAGGATTTTCTTCGCCAACGATGCCGGTGCCAAACTCAACATATACCGCATATTCTGCGGTAGCTGTTATCGTGCCCATGTGAGAAGCCTTGATGTAAGTACCGCTTATGCTATCATGCAACGCTCCTGTATCAATGGCTGGGAACTGTGCAACATACATTTTCGCAATACCGGGACCAAGTTCTTCTGTAAGCCTTCTTGCGAATTCGGACAATGCTTCCGTGAGTTTGGTTGAAAGAGTGCGTATTTTTTCAACCGCACTTTTCATAGACTCAGGCGTCAGTTCAAGCTCAATGTTCATGAGTTCAATCTGACTCATTCTCCTTCACCGTCCTGATCGTCCTCTTCGGATTCCGGATCCGGAATGGTTTCTTCCTCAACGGTCAATTTCCGAAGAGCGATATTCAGTACGTTAAGGCTCGGAGCCACGGCACGGACTTCGTATTTCTCGCCCTTATAAATGACAATGCCGTCCTCTTTGATGTCGGCGTTCATATTGGTCATAATCAGCGTGTGTGTATATCGGATGTCCCTTCCGTAAAACGTGGGGTTCACATACCCATTCGGAGCAGATATAGACCCATGATACGTTACAGGATCACCGTATACCAGGTCCGGTTCGCCTGTATGATCACCGAATTCATCAATGTCGTTTCCTTTGCTTTCAAGCGGAAGATACTCAAACTCTTTCGTGTTTCGCTTCTGGTTTTTCACATTGCCACCGCCTTAAAGCACCTGCACAAACGGTGTAATCTCCTTCAGCATCTGTTCCGGAATATCAGAGGAACCGTAATTTCTGTGAATTCCGTTTTCGATGTGCTGAATTTCCCCTTCTGCGCCACGCTTGTTCAGCATATAGTGGCTTATCCGGATCTGAAGTCCTTCATACCTTGCAGGGACTTCCATGCCTGCCACCTGATCACTGAACTGATAGAGTTTGTTGAGGATTATTGCTCCGGCATCGTCAAGGTAGTACCCCAGAATAACGGGATCGATGTTTTCATCTGGATCCACGTCTTCCATTTTGGCACGAAGGATTTCGATTTTCCTTTCCCTTGTCATTCTGGGTCACTCCTTTCGATTTGTCAGTTTCCGCTTGTGGTACGCCTGCGGCCGGCTGTTCTCGGTTTTACCTGTTCCTTTTTGGGTTCCTCGGCAGGGACTTCAACAGTCTCATCTGTAGGTTCCTCTGTGGGATCTTCTGTAGGCTCCTCTACGGGTTCCTCGACAGGTTCCTCAACAGGCTTTTTAGCCTTGGGTTCGACTTTCGCCGGTTTCTCTTCCGGAAGTTCGTCCCCAGGTTTGTACCATACGCCGTCAATCTTGACATTATACGTAGCTTTCATTGGAAACTTCCTTTCATTTGAAATCTGCCCTGGGCGTATGGTGTTTCCGTACGCCCAGGGATATTACAGATTAAAACACCTTCAGCAGGGCAACCTGGTCCATCTGCTCGTAGCTGGGCAGGATGATCTCAGACACCAGAGTGTTGATGTTAACCGGATGCGGTTCGACAATCTGGGTAACGGCAACGCCGGTATCCACGATAGCCACATCAGCCTGGTTGGAGCTGAGCAGGTCAGCCTCTTCGGGAGTGGTGCCCAGATAGGTGGTGCCCAGGGCACTGTCGGGCATGATGGCGACATAACCGTCGGGAACAAACTTGAAGGTGTGCTTGTTCTCATTCTGGTACTTCTTATCATAGATCAGCAGTTCCAGTTCTGTACTGTCGCGCAGCACCTTCTGCATATCGGAATCAGTGGGGTTCGTAACCGCAACACCAGTAGAGGTGATGATACGGTTCAGCAGAGCCTTGTTTCCACGCAGGGTACGCAGTGTGACACTGTTCATCGCCATAATGGCAGCCTGACCGCCCTTATCGCTGATGGCATCCTTACCGGCCTGAATATCAGCCAGAGGATCGGAATTATCCTTGTCGGTCCATACGTCCTGACCGGTCAGGGGGAAGTAGTTGGAATCCTTCCAGGTTCCATCCGGATCGTAGTTGTAGGTGTAATCCACACCATTCGCAACAATGGAAATACCAACGTTGCCGTTTTCAGCGAACAGGAGCTGCATACGCATCCGTTCGCCCACAACACGGGCACCTTCGATCAGCTGGGCCGCGTCGTCGAAAATCCTCGCAATAATTTCACGGACATAGGGGTCCTTGGTGTCCATGGCACGAAGGATATTCTGACGATCCTTTTCCTTGATCTTGAAACCCTCCCGGAAGAAAGGCATCTCGCTTTCGATCTTGGATACGCCCATCCGGTCACGGTAGGTGGCCTTGGCGTCAAACGCACTGGGCATCAGAGAAACAGGCAGTCCCTTGGAACCTTTGAACCAGCTCAGATCCAGACCGGCTTTCTGCTGACGGGGGAACAGAGCTTCACCGATATACGGATCGGCGGCTGTCTGTGCTTCAGTCCAGTTCATACTGATGGCTTCAGGCGATACAATAGTTCTGAGAGCATTGAAATCCATAGTCATTGTCTCCTTTCATTGAATTTATTATTCGGGCCATTGTACGTGCCGGAGCATATGTCCGCACCCGACACGGGGATCCGCATAAATCTTAATACCGTTGGCTCTGCACAGGGAGCAGAAGTATAAATCCTCACTCAGCATTCCACGATTTTCGTTTCCATAGTTGACCCAGTCATACCATGGATACTCAATCTTCCGGAAAACATCAGTGCGAATTAACGCACAACCCATGCCACCGCCGTGGATTTCAAACGCTTTGCATCCGGCGTTTGCCATCCGGAACAGTTCTTCACCGGTGTATTCCGATTCAAGCGGATAGTGGTAGTACTCGTTGCCGTCTGCGTCCTTCAGCTTACAAATGCACGTTCTGCCATGATACTTGTTATCCGGTCCCCTGTGGGCGTAATAACCAAGACACACGTCTTTATCGTTCTCAAGCAAAAGCTTTAAAGCGTCGCTTGGAAGAACAACGTCATTGTCAACCATAAGCACGTAGTCAACATTAAGATCGATTGCTCTCTGTGCGATTCTGTTTCTTGCAGTGGCTACATCGTAACCACGCACAGAGTCGAACAGTACTTCGTGACCGCACTTGTCCAGATCCCACAAAGATTTGTAGGTGTCCGGAAAAATCGTCTCATAGGTTGGAACGGCAATGAGTATTCTCATCGGCTATCCTCCGATTAGGTTCCACCGGTAGCACCGGTTTCGCCTTCAACGGCGTTGATGTTGGTCCGGAACACGATTCCGGGCAGGGCACTGTACAGAGCAGATACGTAGGTCACACCGCTATGGGCCTGTGCCTTTGTGGAGTCGATAACAGCCTGCACAACGGCAGCACCGTTGGGGTTGGCAGCGGTATCCACATCATACAGCAGAATACCAACCGCACCAGAGCCAGTTGTTGCCACGCCGGCAGCAGTCAGAGGAGTACCGCCCTTTACGATGGTCCCGCTCTGCGGAGCAGCCACCTTGATCGGAATACTCACAGGGTTTGTGGTCGCAAGCCATTCAACGCTGCCACCGATTTCGGTCTTCACAAATTTCATGAATCATTTCTCCTTTCGTTAGGTTTGATATTGATATCATCCTTACCGGATGAATCTCTGTAACTGGTCACGAACGGACTGCCTCTGACCAGCTTTCTGCTGACCGAGTTCCTTCGCAATCCGCATAGCTTCCTGCTTGTCTCGGGCCTCAGTTCCGCCACCTGCACCGGGCGGGGGGATTTTACCGTACTCGATACGAAGCTTCTTTTCCTTCGCATCCCATACCTGCTTAATCAGCAGGAGAGCGTTTTCAACGTTCTCACAGCCAACCATGCTTTCTGCGATGCTTCCGGCAGTAGCTTCGTCAACGCCCAGGCTTCCCATAACGGCCTTTGTGGCTTCAATACGGGCGACCTTGCGTTCAAGTTCTGCGACATGCTGGGAAGCCTTTTCCTCGGCTTCCTTTTTTGCCTCGGCGTCAATCTCTTCCTGCGTCTGTTTTGTACGCAGTTCCTTCTTGTACTTGGCAGCTTCGCTTGTGGCGTTATCCAGTGCGATCTTCTGCTTCGCCATTTCGGCTTTCAG